TCATAATCTTTTTGTATTCTCGCTTGATCAATCGCTACTCTTTGTTTTAATTTTTCAGCGTCTAATTGTAATTTAGCAGCATCAATTTGAGCATCTGCTTGATCTTTTCGAGCATCTTGTGCTAGCTCTTGTTGTTTTAGCTGTATCACAGGATCAGGTTTACCTTGACCACTAAGTTGTGCTGATAGTTGTTTAATCTCTGCCATAAACTGTGCTTCTAACTTAGCCACAACAGAAGCCATATCTTCAATAGGTTGTTGCATTCCTAAGAACTGAGCTTGTTCTTTTGCTTTGAGAGAAATGTGTTCTAAAACGTGTTTTTGTAATTTCATTGCCATTGGTGGATTACCCAAAACCATTTGATTGGTTCCAAATATTAAATGGTTCTGTATGTGTGCATCGTGGTCCTGTGCTTCATAAGCTTTTAGTAAATTACCGTCTAATAGATCAGAGTGCTCCGTGGCTGGATCTTTAGGTTCAGTTGGAGTGTCTTTTCTTAAAATCTGATCAATGTCTTTGACACCTAAAGCTTCATACATTCTTCTATAAGCTTCTTTGATATTGTGAATATCAGGAGCGCTTTGCGCTAATTGTAATTCAGTTTGAGCTAGAGTTACTCTTTGTGTTGTAGAAAATATATTAGGATCAGAAACAGGGAGAACATCTACACGATCACTGAAGTCTTCAGCCTTAATAGTTCTATCTGCACCTTGAACAGAATACGGATAAGTTTCAGGTAGATAATCTGCAAAGACATCAAACAAAAGTTTGAATTCTTTTTTCTGAGAATAATGGCATCGCTTATGAATGCCTGACATAACTTTTGAGCCCCTCTCTAATAATGCCATTGTTGTTCCTACTGGAGCATTTTGATTAGCATCGCCAACCTGTAAATCAGTTATGGCAGCAAATCTTTGTCCTGACTGAACAACAAATCCTAAAAGAGAATATAAAGTTTGAGAGGGTTCTTTGTAAGGTAATGGTAAGAGAGCATTTCTTAAATCACCGTTAGGTGCATCAATGTCTCTAAATTCTCCTGGTTGGATTGGCTCTGCATCATCTCTAATTTTAAGTCCTCTTGACTTAAATCCTGCTGGTAAATTTGCCAATGTACCTGCGTCTATTAACTGTCGTAACATTTGCGTTGCTGCTCTAGATAGAGCTCCTATCAAATGTATTAAACCGAGTCCGTAAAAACCTAGACCTGGTAAAAACTTATAATGAACAAAATATCTTTTCTTTAATTTTTTCTCGTCACCTTTATCGTAGTTTCTTCTAATGCCTACAATCTTGCTTGAGCTATCTTCAATAGTCACAATGTAAGGAATTTTTATTCCTGTGGGCTCACCATCCATGCCTTTATCTTCAAATCCTTCTAAATCTAAAGATACATGAAACTCATAAAGCTTAATTGACTTATCCATGTAAGAAGGCTTGATACCTTCCATTTCATCATATTTCTTTTTAACTTCTGAAGGACTTGTTTCAGAAGGCATAATTTCTACGTCTTTGTAAAAACCTGAAACTTGTTTTTTTCTAAAATCATTATAACTCATGTTAATGATGTGAGTTATTCTTTCACAAGAATCTAAATCACTAGCCATGTAGTTAACAACTAAGTCTTCTGCTGGAACAAACTTTGATACAGCTCGATCCATCAACTCATCGTAGTAAACTTTTTTAAATGTAGAACCTGCGAGAGGTAAATAAAATAACATCTGATCAAACTCAGGTGTATAGTCTTCCATTTTATTCATGAGTTGATAATTCATAAACTCTTGAACACGTTGTGCTTGAGAATATTTTTCAGGAGTTTCTTCTCCCATGATCGCTGTTCTTACAGGACCACCTGAAGGTAATAATTCTTTATAAGCTGTTGCTTGAAACTGTGTGGCACTTTCAGCTAACAAAGGATGAGTAACACCACTTGCTCCTTGGAAAGGTCTTGTTCTCTGTTCATACTTAGTTCCTAATAAATCTAACCCTTTGATATAAGAATCTTCCCAGTCTTTTCGAGAAGAGCGATCGTTTTCTAATTCAGAAAGTAATTCATCACTAAGTCTGTCGAGCTCTGTTTCATCCATTACCTCAGATAAGTTAGAATAAAATTCTACTTCTTCAGGTAAATCACCCATCGGATCAAAATCAAGAGTCGCTCCTCCTTCTTCGTCCATTTCAATTTCTAAACCATTAGGAGTAGGAATAGGTTTACCGTCTATCTCTACTTCTGTTTCAGATTTAATAATTTCAAGATTGGGAGTGCTTTTTTGATACAGTCCTTTATCGTTATTATCTGCCATTTTTTATTTATACCACCTAATCAGTCTTTTACAACATGTTCATTTGAGGAAGAGAAATAGATCCTCCTCTTCTCTTTTCTACTATTTTGTCTGTAACAAATCTAGGAGTAGAAACATTAGAATATTCACTATTTAGATCTTCTAAATTATTTAAAAACTTATTTATAGTATCTGCACTATCTGAGGCCACATATCCTTTGAAATTACCTGAGTCCCAATACTGAACTACATTGTTGAAATACTTAGACAGTATTTCTTCAAACTCAGGAGAAGTGACTTGATGCTTATCCATTCCCTCTAAAATATTTTTTTGCTTTTCTGTTAAATCTTTTTGATCGTAATAATTAAGTTTAAATTCATTTTTCTTGGCTTCATTGGCTTGCCAAACAGGATCATCTTTTGATGTAAAAAACTTTTCTTCAAACAAAGCAATACCTTCAGGTTTTAACTTTTCACTAATCAATTTGATTTTATTGTTTCTTCCTTTGTCAATAAACTGAAAGGTCATCTTTTCGGTGACAGCGTCTAGAGAATTATCATCAACAATACTAAAATCAAAATAATTAGTTTCGATAGGAATTTCGTTTTCATCCTCCACGTCAAAAGCATATTTTCCAAATTGAGAACTATCCGTGGTGAACGCTTCACGAATATAGTAAGCGTTAGGCATTTGTTGTTCGTTAAACATTTTCTGAGCAACCACATTCGGATCGACAATAAATCCTGAAACATCAGGTCGTTGTTCTGCAATCGTATTAATAAATCCACCTTCGGTTCCTCCTAGATCTAAGATACTTCCATTTTGAGGGAGAGTCTTAATCAACGCATCAGCAGTCGCTACCTGTGCTTCTTGAAACGTGGGTATACTTGTAAAGATATGATTTTCAAAATCACCTGTGCGTTTTTCTTGAAAGACATCAAAAGTATTTCCAATATCAGAAACATCTAAGATTGGTTCATACTTTTTTTTAGGAGGAGCAATTTCTTTTGTTAAAACTTTTGTAAAAAAATCTATTCCTAAAGCTTTATTGGCTACTTCAAAACCTTCTTCGGTTTTTAGTACATTCTCTCTCGAACTACCTGAAGATCCTTGATCGACATTTTCTCCTTGGAGACTTTTTGTTTTGAGGGCTTCAATGGTTGTTTGGCCTTCGCCTTGGCGTACTGTATCAGTTTTTTCATTTGTTAATGTTATATCATCTTTTTGAAAAATTTCTCCTACTTTCTGACCATCACCTTGATAGCCAAAAATTTTAAATCTTGTTGATTTACCATTTTCATTTATAGCAAAACCAAGTTCTTCTAATTTTTTACCAGCATTTAATACAGATTGACCGTGAGTATAATATCCTTTTGTATAATCAACATATTCATCTGATCCTTTATTGGTTAATTGAACCTGAACAGGAATAGGTGTATCAGGATCTAAGCTTTCGAAATACTTTGCTCGATGTCTTCCTTCATGACCAGTAACACTAAATACACCGTACTTATCTTCATTCATCAGTAGTTTAGGAACAGATATTCCAACGTTTGTGTTTTTGTATAGCTCAAAAGATGCTTCGTTATAGTCACTTTCTTTTTTTAACGCTAAGTTTAAATAATCTCCTGGTTTAATATAAATAATCACGCTTTTAGCTGGATTCATTTTATCGCCAGGAAATCCTGCGGTAGTCCAGAAGGTGTCTGCTTGAGGAGCTTCTATAATGTAGTCCCCTCTATTTTTATCCTGTTCTCTGTAATCAACATCAGGATCTCCTTTAGCCATTTTTAAACTTTCTAGAAATCTTTCATCCTTAAATAAGTCCTCAGGATTCTTGGCTGTCATGATCATGTCTTCTAATCTAAGAGCGGGTATAGGTGTAAATCCTACGTCATCAACAGAAACTTTTTCTTCTGGTGGAATAGGACTGGAAATTATTTGAGGAGTTTGATCTACTTGTGTAAACCCAATATCATCAACTGTAACTTTTTTTTCTTCAGGAATAGGAGTAGATGTTGGTTTACTTAATATTTCCGATTCTTTTCTAGCTCTATCTAAATCTTCTTGGGTAGGGGCTAATACTTTTCCATCAGGAGTATCTACGTTTCCCATTTGATTAACAACAGAGCTAATAGGAGATCCTACTAAAATATTTAAAACATCATCAAAGGGAATTTGATTATTGGAAAGAGCTTTTATAATTTCATCTGCTCTTTGTGCACCCACAGTGCTAATCAGTAATGGCCCTAAAATCTTAGGGTTCGATGCTACCTGTCTTAGCATTGCTATAGGTATGCCTTGTATCATTACTTATCCAAACACAAACCATTGTCTAAAACTATTTTTTCATTGGTCTCAATCCAAACTCGTGCACCACAGGACAACGGTTTGTTAGGACTATAAATAACTTTAGCGACTACATTATTCTCCTTATCAAAAATTTCTACATTCTTTGCATAATCATTCGACTTAGAGGTTTTGCAAGTAATGACTGGATCCTCTAGTCCATGTTTTTTGTTCGATCGAATCTTGTGTTGATTAATATGAATTATTTTTTTTACCATCTCAGTTCCCTGTCATTACATCTTTATCATCATCAATG